CACGCGCAATGGCCTGCGCCACATCGGCTACGACTTCGCGTTCGACCTCGTCAAGTTCAACCCGCTCGCCTACTGGAGCGAGGAGGAGGTCTGGCACTACATCGAGGCGCACGGTAGGCCGGCACACATTATATGAGACGACGGACCACATTACGTGAGACGTGCGCGCATTGCATGCGACGACATTTGTCTCATGGAATGCGTGCACGGATGCGATCGATCGGTTTTACCGCCGATTGTGCGCAGCGGCTATAGGCGCGAGAGATGCCGCGGCGCTCAGCCCATCCTGTATTACAGACTCACGCCAGCGCTCCAGCCGGCGGGCGTGAAGACCGAGAGCTTGGCCTCGTCCTCGATGTAGCACAGCCAGCCGGTCTTGGGCGCGTGGTATTCCCAGGCTCCTGCGATGCGCACGGCGATCTGATTTGTTCTTCCCGCCCAGGCGCCTGTAGCGCCAGACGGGATGATGTAGCGGCGCCCATTGGGCGTGCTGGCCGGCGGAGCCGTGAGGTCGCGATCCAGTACGGATAGACAGACGATGGCGCCGAGTCTTTTCAGGTTGGCGTCCATGTCGGACGCCCAACCGGATTCGCCAAGCGTCCAGCCGTATTTCATGCCGAGGTTCGGGTCGGTCGATGCGGGCATTAAACACCTCCGTAGTATTCGCCCCAGCGCAGGCCGTAGCCGGCGCGGTCGGTCGTGATGTCGTGCCTGTACAGGCTAGTGAACGTGCCGTTGGCGTCGGTGCGCGAGGATTCCACTTCAACCCGGATGCGCCCGTCATTGCCAGCGCCGTCGCTGGCGGCGTTGGCCAAAGTCCATATCTGGTTGTTGCCGTCAAGATCGGTGTAAGTGCGGCGCAGGGCGTCGAGCGTCGCGCCGCCGTAGATGCGGAGGGTGACGGTCTGGCCGGTCTCCGGCGTGATGTTGCCGTCGGTCTGGCGCACGATGCCGGTGGTCTGGTGGATGCGGTTGCGATGCGCCCACGTGATGGTGATGTTGCCGGCGACCGCGACCGGGTGGTGCGCGCCGTTGAGCCGGACATCGCCGGGCGGCAGCGGCCGGATGAAGCGCCGGGCGATGTCTGTCGAAAGCGTGGCGGCGCCGGATACGGCCAGCTCGCCGCGGCTCGTCTTTGGCAGCAGGCGCACTTGCGCCGTCTCGCCGACGACGTACTCCGGCAGGACGTACAGCGGCCTGGCGATCCAGACGCGAGCGCCGGCGCTGTGCGCCGTCGGCACGGTGTCCAGCGCGCCGCGCGTCAGCGTGATGGCGCTCGCCGCGAGATCGATGCCGACGACGTGAAACCACTCGTCATCGATGATCGCGTAGTCGTCCAGCGGCGAGACGGCATCGAGGTCGACGCCGCCGGCGACGGCGACGGTGATGTCGCTGACGGCCTGCGGCATGGCGCCGACCAGCAGCGCAGTCGGCGCAAACGCGCCGCGTCCGCGCGTCACCCACTCGCTGCGCGCGGCATCCCAGGCGACGGCACGGTAGTCGATGGCATCCAGTGACGGGCGCCGGCCGAGGGTGGCGACGACCCCCTCCACCGGATCGATGTCGCCGAGGATGGAAGGCGCGTCGCCGGTGAGATCCTCGACGATCTCGCGATAGGGCGCCTCGTAGATCGCCTGAGCCGGGCATGGCGCGGGGGGAGATAGCGGGTCTGACCATCCGGTCGATGGCGGGTCGGCGTACACCGCGCTGGCCGCACCGAATACGTCCTCGATAGCCTCGATGCGCACGCGCCCGTCTGCCAGCTCGCCGTAGGAGATGCGCGCGACACGGAAGATGGCGTTCTCGATGCCGTAGGGCGGCCAGGCGAACCGGAAAACATCGCCGACATTGAGCGCGCCTGCGACGCGGGTGGCCACAAGGCGCAGCTTGGCCAGGCTGGATGAGAGCTGTCTTAGCTCGCGGGCGGCGACGCGGTTGGCGAGTGCGGCATTGCTGATGCCGGGGTAACCGAGCGTCTGGGCGATCACGCCGCCCTGCATCTCGATGCTGGCGATGTCCTGCACCGTGACCGATGCATCCCTGTCGGCGGGGCCGTCGCGATACTGGACGGTGATCTGGTTGACGGCTTCGCCGTGGCCGCGCCGGGAGAACTCCTCGATGCCGAGGACGTTATCCGGGTTGAGTATCAGAAGGGCGTTCGGGTCGTAGTCGGCGCGTGCAAGCCGGAGCACGAACTTCCCGGTGCGCGGATGCACGTAGAGGCTGCCGTCGATGTGCTGGAGCACATCGAGCAGGAAGTCCTCGATCTTCTGCTCCGTCTGCCAGAGCAGAGAAAGGCCGAAAGCCTCGTCATACAGCGCATCGGCGGCGGCGGTGAAGCTGGCATCATCGATGTCAGCTTCCGGGTAGCCCATGCCCCATTCCCGGTTGGTGAGGCACTCGCGGATGATGTGGGCGGGGTTCGCATCGCCATCGATTTCCGCTTTGTCCGGATACCACGACTTCGGAATGCGCTTGACGCGGAAGCTCCACGGCTTGATGTAGGGATTCATCGCCGCCGCCCAGCCGTTCCACAGCACGGACAGGACGCCGCGATAGGCCGGCACGTTTGTCGCGCCGAGCCTGCCCTGGAGATACGCATTGGGCGCCTGCGTCGCGTGGCCCATCATGACGGTGAGCGTGCCATCGGGCCCGCCCTCGCGCTCGTCACCACCGAAGAGGTCGCGCCTGCTGATGGCGATATCGCCGCTCGACTCCTGGTTGCCGGTCCATGCCGTGCGCTCGCCGACCAGCACCTCGGTGATGGCATCGACCGGGCCGTGGCAAAGAGCCATGTGCATGGACAGGCCGTACCAGTAGCCGACGGTGACTTGAGTCTTTCTACGCCTGCTCATCGTCCTCGTCCTCGCCCTCGGATAGCGCCAACTTTACGAGCTTATCGGCCAGCGCGTCGCGCTGGGCTATCGCCCACTCGATGGGCGCGCCGTCGCTGACGAACTGCTGCCAGCTGATATCGCGTCCGGAGAACCAGCGGCGCATGCCGCGCGCGCAATAGCCTGCGCGTCTGGCGTGCGCCAGGGTGATGCGCTGGCTCATTTCTTCCCGCCCCCGCCAGAGCGCGTGATCGGCGATACCCGCACATCGCCCCACCAGACGACGTTGTGCCTGGAGATGACGCGCGTGCCGAACAGCACGGGAATGGGCGCGCCCTGCCTCGCCATGGGGATGTCCTTTTCGGTGATCTGCGCCGGTGTGGCGTGCTCCACTCTCGGCCGCGGCGCAAGCAGGGCAGACAGGACGGTCGTTACGACCCAGACGATCAGTTGCTGCCACATGCGTCCGTCTCCTCACACGATGGCGTCGCCGGCGAACGGATTCTTGCCGGGAATGAATGGGAAGCCGCCGAAGTTCGCCAGGTTGCCGAAGCGGTCGCGGCAGTGCGCCAGGCTGTGGTCGCAGCCGGCGTAGAGCGTGACCGTCATGCCTGCGGACAGGCCCGGAAAAGGCGCGGTCAGGGTGATCGTGTTGCCGGTGTGCGCGACGATCATGCGCGCCGCGCCATCAGCTGTCTTCAGCATGCCGGCGACGAAGAAGCCGCTGGGCTGCCCGCCTGCGGCCTCGATCGTGACAGTGACGCCAGAGACCGCACCGACCGCGCCGACGGCGGCGAAGCTCTCCTTGGCCACGCCGCAGCCGGCGGAGTACAGCGGATGTCGGCACAGCAGCGAATAGCGCGCGCGCAGTCCTGGGCGCTTGAGGCTGGTCGCGACCGGCTCGCAGGACAGTTCCGCGCACCCGCCCATGAAGCGGCAGCCGGTGACGCGGCCCTTCCAGGCGACGATGGTCTCGGCGGTCGGGTCTGACAGGTGCCGGCGGTAGATGGTGAGCGACATGACGCCATCTGGAGGCGCGGCGCGCCACTGCGCGGCGACATCGTCGTCGCGCGCAATGGTGACCGTGAGCGTCAGGCGCTGGAGCTCCGCGCCCTGCTCCAGGGCGCTGCGCTGGATGCTGACTGGCGCGTAGTGATGGCCCACGTGCGTCTGCGCTATCTGCGCCGAGGTATAGCGCCATTGCCGCGCGCCGAGTCCGAACTCGAACAGTTCGACTGGTCGCCCGGCGGCGCTGGAGTTTTCTGCGGCCTGGTAGGTCATTGCGCGACGATGCGGAAAGTGGTCGTCAACCGCACGATGCTATCGGTTTCGTAGCGGAACTCGAGCGCATCGGCATCAAGGCGCGCGAGCTGCAGCCACATGGCGCGCCGCACGTTGGCGGTCGGCACGGCAAAGCCAAGTGCGCTATTGATGCCGATCATCTCCGAATGCTCCGACAGCTCGGAGACGCCGGTGATGCGCCGGTGGATGATCGTGCCGTCGGCCAGTTCCAGGCGCAGCGCGCTGCGCATGGGGTGCATGCCGACGAGACGCGCAGCGTCGGCATGGCGCACGGTGATCGCCGTGTCGCCCGCTCCGATGTCCGCCGTGACGTGCATGTCATCGGCATGAGTGGGCAGCCACAGCGCGTTGGCGCGCCCGGCGCGCGCTGCCGCCCAGCGCTTCCATTTGTGGATCGCCGCGCGGCCCGCGATGAGCCACGACAGACTGCGCCGGATCACGGGCGCCCTGGTGGCGTCGTCGATCGTCACCAGGCCGGACAGGTTGTCGAGCACCTCCAGCGTGCGCGCCCACCGCTCATCCACATCGAGCGCGCGGTCTGGGCGCTCGTCGAGCACGGCATAGCCGTCGTAGATCGGGCCGATCTCGGCTGGCGCGCGGTCGCGCGCATCCTCGTCGAGGAAGCGCACGCGGCCCTCGATCAGCGCATCCGTGCTGCGCCTGAGCGGCGTCTCGCCATCCAGTCGCGCCACGATGCCGGGGCAGACCGATGCGCCCGCCGGATAGCTGCGCGCGACTGGCGCGGACAAGGTCAGGAGGTCGCCGGCGATGCTCTCGATCTCCAGCGCATCGGCTCGCGACTCCGAGGACCAGAAGACGACGAATCCGCCGACGCGGTAATCCTTGAGCGCAGCATCGCTGACGGTGACAGAGGTGGCGCCCTGCGCCACGGGCGCGCCCAGGCGTTCGCGCTCGGGCCAGATGGGCACGCAGTATTTCCGGCCGCCCCAGCCGAATAGCAGGTTCTCGGCGCGGCGCGCCTCATGGCCAGCGGCCGCGAAATCCATCTCCAGACTGCGCCGCGCGTGCTGACGCAGCCGCACGCGCTGCTCGACGCCGGCGTACGCTGGCATCACGTCGGTGGCCCACTCCATGCGCTCGGTGACGCCGCCCGCCCAGTTCGGGCGCAACGCCCAAATGGCGAGCCGGAGACCGGTAACGGCGAACACCGGCGAATCGCCGCCGAACCCGAAGATGTAGCGGACATCGATGAGCGGTGCGCCGTTGACATGCGCATGTAGCGCATACATGCGCGAGCAGAGCGGCCCGAAGTCCAATGGCGGCGCGGGCTGCCCGGTGATGGCCAGGCCTGACGCGTCACCAGCGCTATCGATGGAGGTCAGCGTCTTGGCCGAGAAATGCGCGTTCCAGACCTCGAAGTTCCGCACCTGATGCGTCGCGACGCTGCCGAGGTTGACGACCGCCGGGACGATGTGGATGCGGTGATACCACATCTGGCCGTAGATGGTCTGCATCTGCCCGGTATTGTTCGCGCCTGCGCTGGCGGCATTGCCTGGTGCGGCGAGCGCGCCAGGCACGGGCGGCGAAGATGCGAACGTCTGCCCCGGCTGTGCAGACTGCCGCGCTATCAGCAGGTTGGCGCTGACGGGCGGCGCGTGGTAATCGATGGCGACGATCATCGCGGTCGATCGTTACATGTCGGTGCGGAAAGCGACGCCGTACCGGTCAGCCGGGTAGCTGGCATCCGCGATGTGCGCGACGCGGTATGTGCCCTGCGAGGCGGCCATCTCGCTCATGGGCGCGAGACCGGCGGCATTGCAGCGCATGAGGCCCGGAAAAGCTCCCAGCGGCCGCAGCACGCCGGCGATGTTGCGCACGACGATCTCCGGCCAGAGCGGCCGCACGCCGTTGATGGCGGATGGAGCCGATCGTCTTATCGCATGATCGTCATGCGATGGCGACGGTGCGGCGCTAATGCGCGGACTCATGGTCAGGATCGCATGGCCGTTGCTGGCGTCGGGGAATGAACCGAAATCCATCGTCCAGCCAGCGCCGCTGTCGATGATGGCGTTTGTGGATTCGACTTCCGTGGATGCGCCAAAACAAAGCGGGTAGCGGGTGGCAAGACTTTGCCGGATGCCCTGACTGCCGATGGCGAAGCGGGCATTGCCGCCTGCGCCGTATGGGGCAAGCCTGCCGAACCCGACGTAGGCGAAGACGCCTGGCGCATCCTCGATCACGGCATAGATCGTCGTCGGCGTCGAGAAGAAGTGGTAGAGGCCGCTGGCGGCCAGACTCGATGTCCAGACGAGCGCTTTACAGCTCCCGATTCCTGAGACAAAACCCAGCGTCAGCACGCCGGGCTGCCAGGCATAGGCTTTGCTGGCGTCATAGCCATTCCCGACCTGCAGCAGCAGGCCGGTGTGTGCCGCGGAGAAAAATTGGTCTTCCGGCGCAAGCGCGATGATGTTTTCGTTGTTCGCCGCCTTCAGGTGGGCGAACACGCCCCCCTTGGAGATGGACAACTGCATGCCGTTGCCGTGCGCGTTATGTCTGTGCATCGTCCAGCCATGCGCGACGCAGAAGGCGCGCAGTGCATCGAGCAGCTGGTTGAGCGATGCGTAGCTGCCGGTCTGATAGGCCATGATTCACACCAGTTCGATGGCGGCGTGCTCGTCGAACGCCGTGCGGAATACGTTCTGGATGACGAGAAAACTGCGTCCGCCGTGAGTAATGACGGCCTCCGCGCCGGTATTGTGCCCGCTGACGTAGAACACGCCATCGAGCTCGCCGAACGGTACGCGCGAGGACTCCGCAGCGAAGCTCGCCAGCAGCGCGACAGGCAGCAGACATGCATCGCCCGAGACGCACTGCCCGAACTCGTGCAGATTGCCGATCAGGTAGGGCCAGACTTTGCAATCATCGACGTTTGCCTCCGGGCTGTTGGAGATGCGCACCCACCCGGCGGTAGACCACAGCATGGCAGCCGCATCAACGACACCGAGCGGCCAGTCGATGCGCGGATGCCAGAAAGCGCGATGCCCGTCATCGGCGCGGCTGCGCAGGCGACCGCCGGCGGCGGTCTGGCTGCCGCCGATGAAGAGCGGGTAGGCCCATTGCCCCGGCGTCGTCCACGGCAGGATGAAGCCCGCGTAGGCGCACTCGAATTGCGTGCCGACTTTTGCGACGACGACGATGCGCCTGCCGTTGGCGAAGAACCAGTAGGCGATGGCGCTGTCCCACAGCGACAGCGCCGGGTGATCGCTCGTGATCGCGCCGGGCTGGGCGTTGAATGGCTGCGCTGCGTTGTAGCCGGCGAACCCGTTGAGATCCCACCAGTACCAGCCGGCGTCGGCATCCTGATACGTCTGGATGCCGACGAAGATTTCATCGGCGCCGGCAAGCCCTGGCCCCTTGAGGATGAGCTCCTGCGTGGTCGGCTGCTCGACCCACCTCAGCTGCTGCCAGCGCTGGCTGGCTGGCGTCATGGTGGAGGTGACGAAGATACGCAGTTTGCGCAGTAAATCGCGGTAGTCGGTGGCCGTGCCGGATGTCCAGGCCATGTTTATCCTCCGAGGATGTTTCGGATGGTAACGGCGTTGCGGTTGATCATGTTGAGCAGCGTCTGCTCGCCGGCCGGCGAATCGAGATAGTCGCGCGCGATGTCCGGATCGACGGCGTTGACGATGCGGATGTGCGGCATGCCAGGCTGTGGCGGCGCCGTAGCGGGCACGATCCCGCCGGCGGCGAAGGCCAGCCGACCCGAGACGATGGTCGGCGGCAGCTTGAGCCCGTTGATGCCGTCGAGCAGCGCCACGCCCAGGCGCTGCACGGCCTCGCGCCTGAGCACGTATTCGCCGGGCATGAG